TTCTATTTTATTGTATGTATTCTATTTTATTGTATGTATTCTATTTCTTATTCTCATTCTTTTTTATATATTATTATAGTATATAATGAGTCAACTTAGCAAGGTAATTAATTCGTATACAACTAAAGGACCCACTAACGATGGTTCTAGTCGAGTAGCAATGATGAAACATGTTCAGCGAAGAATTGGACAATATGTAGATGCTGAAAGTAAAACGGCAACTTTATTTGGCCACAAGACGGGTAGCAACATTCAAAATGTCGGTTCCAATAGCGGTGATAGCAGTCAACGAACCTATTTTAATATGACATTTAGTGGCTTATCTGTAAAGCAGAAATAAATAAACAGGATAATCGTTTAGGTATGATTAACAGATAATATATAATAAATATATTGATATTATATATATGAATAAATTTATAGCAGAATTCCTAGGAACTCTTAGTTTAGTGTATGTTGTTTTAGCAACGGGTCAGCCAATCGCAATTGGTCTTGCTCTTGCTCTTATTATTATGGTTATTGGTGGTATTTCGGGTGCACATGTAAACCCTGCCGTATCGTTTACAATGTATTTAATGGGAAAGTTATCTCAAGAAGATTTAATGCCATATATTATTGCCCAAGTGTCTGGTGGATTAGTAGCATTGCAACTTCATAAAAGTGTATAATAATCTAATTATGTCATGATAATACGCACACACATAAACACATATCGTTTAAATAATCAAATTAACATATACTATTAAAATAATACATGTTAATTATTGTGGTGGCATCTATTTTAATATTAAATGCCATATTTTGGGGATTAATACCTGTAAGTAAGCACTCTCCACATCAATTGTTATTAGACTTTTTAAAGATTGATTACAAACCCGATGTTTATTTTCATTTAATTATAGGAACTACTTTTTATGTATCAGCGGTTATATTAATACATCGCAGTGATATGTTATTTGCTAATGAGACGATAAGCGACATAAGCAGCCAATAGTGATATAGATACTGTATAAGATAGATCCATTTTATTATTCATTATATATTTAGTTATACTATCGTCACTTTGATTTATTTTTTTAAATGCGTCGATATTTTCAAATGATTCTCTCAATCGTTTTATTTTTTTATACTCACTTTTTGCAATTGGTTTGTTAGAAGGACCTTCTGTAACAGGACACACTGATGTGGGGCATTTTATACAACGAGGTGTGCCCTCTGAAAAAGCATTAAACATCGCAAGTGGGTCTATTTTTCCTATTCCTTCCATCATACCAGGCACTAACCCTTTTAGAGAACTTTTACCACCGGTTAAAGAAGTTCCTCCAAAAGCAACATTGCCTGTTGGAACATTATCAATGTAAAGATATCTATCAACATCTCTCCCATTTAGCTTGCATTTTGCTAATGTTTTTAAGAAATATTGATTTCCTAATTTACCTGTAACAGCCCTACCTTCTCCGGATACAAGAACATTTGTATATTCTATAAGACCTGCTATATCATCTGTTAATGCTTCCATAGTCGCAGCAGAACTAACCCCTAATTCACTTGGGGATTTTATTTTTCCAGCATAATTAAAGTCTTTTCCTAATAAAGTTATATCTGATTTATTGGTGTCTTTTTTTAAATTATCTTGCTCATCTTTAACAACATCTCCAACAAAGCTTTCTTTTTTATTATTATATTGATTTGTTTGTAATCTCATTTATATAATAACAATATAAAATTATATTACTAATTAAATTAATGAATCATAACAAACATAATTTTAAAAATAAGTATCATAAGTTAAATAACAATGAAATAGAAATAAGTGAAATAGAAATAATTGAAATAGAAATAAGTGAAATAGTAAATGAAATAATTAGTGATATCGAATATAATACGGGCATAGATATCGGAACACTCAATTACGCAAATCACAATACAACCATCTATGCCGACCATCACGCAGATACTTGTGAACTAATAGAATGTAGAATATGTTTTGAAGAAGAAACCGATGATAATCCATTTATTAATCCATGTCGTTGTAGAGGAACTAGTAAATATGTGCATATTAGTTGTTTAAATGAGTGGAGAAATGAAAATATATATCGCCCGGCATACGATATATGTATGGAATGTCGTTATAGATATAAATATACTAATTTATATCCATCTGAAGCTAATTCAATTATAAATTTAGAATTTGGATTTGTATTTTTTGCTATTAACTTAATGCCATTTTGCTTTATATATCCAGTCGCTCAATATAACAAAATGACTAATAATTCATTTATAAAAACATATACTAGTGATGACACTTCTATATTTTACTATATGAAATTACCAGATGGTATAAAGGATATAATTAATTACGAAACTTGCTATAATTTGCTTTTATTTAACCAATCGTTGATAATATTTGTTTGCTATCTGCTATATGTTTTAAAAAGGGTGTATAGAAAAAAAGAATATTTTAAACACTTACGAAAAAGTATTGTTAATATAGTGTTATCGTTGTTTAAATTTATAATTTTAATAAATACAGTGGGTCTTAGTTATAGTTGGTTAACTTTTTATACTATATTTGCTATATTATTTCCTGTAATTGAGCCATTTATATACTTATTATCAATAAAAATGCATAACGACATTATTTACACATTAGAACATTTAGACAATCAATATACAATACAAAACTATGATTCGGATGATGACAATGAATTAGACATTTTATAATTATGATTATATTTATGTTTATAATTATAATTATGATTATACCTATAGTTACTTAAAAATCAATATTGTCTGCCTTTGATTGTTCTTTGTTTAGATCTCCTTTTGCTTTATCAGATACTTGCTTTAAACTATCAACATTTGCTTTATTTTTTTTCTTATTTTCATTAATAGTTGTTTCTAAATCACGAATCTTGTTTTTTATTGTGGCATTTTCCTTTCTTAAATTACTTATTTTAATTTTTTGCTTATACAATTCATCTTTTTCACCTTGACTACATTCATCCATGCCTTCTTTTATTGTTGTTATAGATGGTATTTTCGCGCGTATTGGATATAACATTTTAAATATTGAAATATCAAGTAACCTGCTTATCAAAAGAAGTAATAACAAAAATATTAATAAATAAACTATATAATTGTTTAACATATATGTTATACAGGGAAAATATTTTTAGCAAGCTTCTGGATGTTTAGCACAAGCTTCACTATTATCAATTTCTCTTCCTTCATCTGAATTTTTTATATTTCTTATACTTGTTTCTGTTTTTTTTATATTTTTACTATTAGTTTCACTAGCACCAAATAAATTAGATACCTTTTTTAACAGCTTTTTTGTTGTATATTCTATGTCACTTACTGAGTTGCGATTTTCTTCCATTTTTTGATTAAAACACACGCTTTTTTTAGATTGTTGGTTTGGGTTACAAGTCATCGCTTCTATTTTTCTTTCTACAAAAGGAAGCAAATTATTTGTTAAACTATGATTGATAATAATAAAAATAAAAAATACAATTAATATAATTACTAAGTTCATATAAACTATATTTAGAAATATTTTCTAGAATATAGTTTTTTGTTTTTATAATGTGCTTGTTTTGTTATTATAGCATTATTGTAGTAATAATAAAATGTGTATATTAAATATATACAATGTTAAAATATAAAGACATATCTTGCTGTTCAACCAATTCTAAATCCAAGGTAGAGACCATAAGTTTGATTCCAAATGATTCAGTATATCAAAATGCCTGTCCTACAAAAAGTAGAACAAGAGTTGGAGTTATTAAATCAGGACAACAACCTAACAGTAATCCATACTCGTATTCTTATCGTGAACATTTAAAAAATAAACGATTTGCAACCTATCATCAAAAATTGCCAAAAGACAAGTCATATGTTAACGGTAATACATTAACAAGTAGCACAAGTGGCAATTGTGAAAGTACTTGTAATAAAACACATTTCAATCCAAGTAATAAAAAGTTTGCTCAACAAGGTGCTGTTACAAGTGGTTCTAGATTGGAACGATTAAAATTAGATACGATTAGTAATGCAAATACTTGTAGCAATGACCCTACTAAATGCACCGGTGTATATGTTGGAGACAAACAACGATTTACAGGATATAATGAAAATACAGATGTGGACTGTCCACAATACAAAGCAAAACATCGTTCGATAGGCGCGTATCCATATAACAAAGGATGCTATCGGTTGTAATGTATGATATCCTATTAAATTATAATTTATAATTATTAAATTATAATTTATAAAAGTATGATTATATATAAAATATCATGCTAACTATTAATATTTTTAATAATAAATATGCTCCTAAAAATGAAAACCCTAACAAAATAGTGCAAAATAATAGCGCAATTAATAATACGCGAGCAAATTGTAATGCTACACCATTCAGAATGCCATATAACCATGTTAGAAAGGTATCAAATTGTGGAAATTGCGAGCCAAATGTAAAAGTCAGTAAAGATCCGATTGCCGCCGCCGCTGGAGATGGTACTTGTTTTTGTTACGACCCGACCATTAGAAATTATTTAAACAAAGATGGCATTGCTCAACATAATTTTATTTTCAATCATTACAATGTTATGTATAAAAGGTCCAAAGTATATGAAAAAAATACACCATCAAATATGTATGGCACAACTGATATATCACATGTATACCAATCTACACCACCAGATACTGGTAATAATAATGTAGAACCATGTTCTAAATTAGTTTATAAGTTTTCAAATCATACAAATCAACGATATGGCGCGACTAGTCAAAAATCTAGAATCGCACGATTAAAATACAATAATACAACAGCGATGCAGTCGCGATTTTATAGTTTTAGATGTAAAGAAAACTTTAAATGCTTGCAATCAAATGAAGCACCCCCTGTTAAGCTTGCCAATGCTGTTTCCTGTTTTACTAAAATAAACGGCAATAAAACAGTATGTGATAAGGTTATAAAGTAAAATATGTAGATTTCCTCCATAAATTTAACTTTATATTTCATAAATTGATTTAAAAGTACAACCAAGATTGAAGCAATTAATTAATCATAATATAGCTAACAACAAAGTGACTACATTATGTTATCATTTAAAGATTTTAAAAATACGGACACAACCTTTGAAAAATTGTATGCCGACGCTTTTGAGTATGGATTCTCGTCAAATGATACCGAGTCTGACTTTTGCTTTCAATCTCACAAAAATGATCAGGTGCTTGATAAAAAAAGCAATATTCAGCAATGTAACTTAACAATCGATGTCAATCGTGTGTTATATGGTAGAAAACATAGTTTAAACAAACTAGAAGTAGACTACATTGAAGACGAAGTAGTAAGAAAAAAAACAACTGCAAGCGCCTATTCATGTAATTTCAACGATTATGTGTCTGACGCAATGGATGAAAACAAAATTGTGGCGGTTTCGTTAGATGTTGAAAACTATTCATATTGCACTGAAGAAAAAGAATACTCTAGTCATGCTATTTTGATGATTTTACTGCCTACAAAGAAAAATTCAGCGAAAAAGAAACACTATAAAGCAGTATGTTTTAACTCGCATGGAGGCGCGTTGGAACTAACTACTACCCATAGTAAAAAAGTAAAAAAGGGTTTTAAAGAAACAACCCTTGCTGAACCACTTGATTTCATCATTGTTAAAAAATTGGTTTCGTCGTTTGAAATGTATTGTAATAAAAACAAAATAACAAATCAAACGATTGCGTATGACACAACCAGCGAGTATAACTATTTAGGTGTAAATCTCCAAGTATATGACGATTATGGATGTTGTTTTATCTACCCAATACTATTTAGTTTAGTGTTTTACTTACAAGCCAAACCAACTCGTAAGAAAAACGCAAGTAAATCAATCGCGATGATAGAAAACGGAGAAGTAGACTTGTTTGTATACAAATGTTTAGCTGAAATAGATGAACGCATACATAAGCATATTGATGCTTATAATAATAGCGAAGATTGCGACTTAGATGATTTAGAAGACATGGTAGACGAACACTTGGATCTATGTAAAGATGACTTCATCAAATGTATGATGATCAAAGTGTTTAAATTTGTGCAACAGCCGTTTTGGGAGAGAAAGTAATTACTAGTTTAATACATTAAAATATAAAGATTATTATCTTTTTTTCTGTTAAATAGAAATGGACGGTTTACAAAGTCAATCAAATAAACAAACCGTTGTTAAACAAAACAAATCATTTAAAACAACGATTAGTTGTTCTGAAAGTATGTGCGATGAAAATGGACAAGTCATTCCTAATGGTAATTATTACTTTACAATTACAGAGCATGACGATACATATTGTAAAGGTTCATTAACATCAAAAGGAGAGTATGGAGATTTTGTATTTAAACACATCGATGTGATAAAAATGATGTCAGTAGCGCAGTCAAGACTGGCAAGACGAGCTGGATTAGTAGAAAAAGGAATGCCTAATTATAAATCCCCACCTATCTCTCCCGAAAATCACCAATTAAAACAATTAAATCAAGAAGATGTAGTATATAATTATTTTTATACACCCGATCAATGTGCGATTTGTTTAAACATGATATCACAAGAAAAAAAACGACTAAATTGCAATCATTGCTTTCATAATAATTGTATATTAAAATGGTTGGAACGAGACAATAGGTGTCCGATATGTAGAAAAATAGAACCATTACAACAACAACAACAACCACAAAACACTGATTCAAATCAGACAGATCACTTAACCTCCAATGTCGATAGACCTCGTGCTTCATCTTATTCACATCCTACAACACAACAAACAACAACACCAAATAGGACAAATCGTGATAATTTGCCGAACATTAATTTAAGACGACGCTATAATAATTACATAGTTCCTTTAAATAATTATGTAGACCCACAAGCAAAAAATCGCATTCATAAATAACCATAATATTTAGCGTTTTGTGGCAATAAATAAAAGCATAAATAAAAAACTACTATATTATTTTATGGTTCTGTTAGTTTGTATTTAGTTTGTATTTAGGTTGGTTTATGTTTAGTTTATGCTTTATGTATTTTACAGTTTAACGCCGGGTATTTTTCGTATAATTTAAAGATGGCTTGTTCTTTCATTTTTGCTTCAATCATAATGTCAATATGCGTATTAAATTTAGCAGGGATTTCAAGCAAATACTCGGGCATAACTTCAATATAATCACTATGATGACCACATCTTCCAGTTCCTTGCTCGCTAACATGAAATTTCGGTTTTATATTTCGTCGCTTCCATGTGTGCAATATAAGTGGAATATATGCTTCGGGTTTATAAAAGAATTCATTGGGGTGTAGTATTTTGTAGCATTCAAAATGATGCGTATCAAATACTACAGGAACCTTTACTTTTTTTGATATCTTTAAACAATCTTTTATCGAAAAGCATTTCTCACAATTCTCCAATACCAATCGTTTTTTTATGTGATTTGGGAGAGATAAGTAAGTTTCGCACCACCGTTCCATGGCTTCCTTTTTATTTCCATATGTTCCTCCACCGTGTATTACCATAACCGAATCATCACCCATACCCATTAAATCAAGCACCGTAGCATGGTAGTCCAAATCACAAATAGAATGCTCTATTGCGCTTTTATTTGGAGAACCAAGCACATTGTATTGTCCAGGATGAAATGTAATTCTCTGGTTATATTTTCTTGCTTTTTCTCCTATTTGTCGCAATAAATCTTTTGCAAAATCAAAGTCGTAATCTTCCACTTTTGGGTTGCTTTTATGAGGAAACAATTCACTACTAAGTCGAAACACTTTAATGCCATTTGCTTCATTGTAATCGATTAACACCAGAGTGTCTTTTAAGTTTTGTATGATTTTCTCCTTTAACGCATCGATACCCTTTTCTTTAACACTTTTTACAACCATTTTTCTTGATGAAAATACTGTGGGTTTTTGAGCACGAAGCACCGTATTTAAACAGCATAGACCCAATTGTATTGGTTTGTTTTCACTCATTTTGTAACAGCGTGTTAGTATAGTATGTTTAGTGTAGTATGTTAGTGTAATATGCTAATGTTGAATAGTTTGATTACTTACAATAATTTAGTGGTACTATTTAGTCAATTTATATATTTTATTAATACATATAAAATATATAATACAACATACAAAATGAAATTATTTAATAATATAAATACACAATACATTAAAAAAGCAGTATTTATACTGGTAGTATACATTATTTACATAGGCTTATTTAATGGGTACAATCCATATTTACCATCTCTCCCTTTTTATCCAAATAATGAAATGGAATTAGCCGAAGTAGAAAAAGCAGTTGCAAATAGAACACCAAACGATATTGCGTTTTTTCATAAAACAAATAAATCAGTAGTGGAAGCATTTGTGCATCATGTACCGGAGACTCGCGAACAACTTACAATAATAGAAACAAAACAAAATCACATCATATTATTTTTTAAATATCTTATCAATCGAAGAAGGCCATATCAATTAAACCCTGATTTAAATGTTATAAATATAAATACTGCACACACACCTGCTTTTCCAGCTGGACACGCATATCAAGCACAACTATTAGCAAAAACACTTTCAAAAAAATATCCAGAAAAAACACAGTTATTATATGATATTGCGTTACAATGTGATGATTGTAGAATTAAAGCGGGAATTCATTACCCATCGGATGGTGAATTCGCAAGAAAATTAGTAGAATGGTTTAACTAATCACTCCATTTTATGTGTTTTACATTTTTACAATAGTTTTTATATAATTCGGCTTCGTTTGTAGCACTTTTACACAGGCTTTTAAAATGTTGAGTTTCTTTTTTTACAACACTTACTCGGTGTTTTAATTGCTCTACCCTAGTTAGTAGCTTTTCAATCAAAACATTTTGCTGTTGAATAATTTCAATATGCGATTTTAAGTTAGGGTTTGTAATGTTTTCCATTAATAATATTATTAATAACTTACTATTTAATATTATTATTTTCAGTTTTTATTTGTTAAAAAAATGTTAGTAGATGCGTAGTTATTATTATAGGGAATTCTATGTTCAATACACCATGTCATACATTTTTTTATATTTTGATTTTTCATAATTTCCAACTTATCTTTTGATTTATCTTTGTAATAAATTAATTTAATAGTATTTAAAATATTATCGATTTGTTGTTGGGTAAATATAGCATTTATTTCATTTAACTTACTAATGTAGTAGGTATTTAGCTCCACATTTAGTATGCTTGTTATTTCATATTTATCAAAATCAATAGTATCTAATACATGCAGTATATCATGAAAACGATTGTATATAGAAGATGTATCACTAAATTTAAAATATTTACATACCAAATATTTCTCACTATTAGCATGTCGACTTGTATTTGGTTTAACTATATATACTTTTTTATAAAAGCAGTTCAGTAAATATATTAATTGCGATGTGCTTTTAAGAAATATGTCGAAGATCTTTAAAATAAACACACCATTATATTTCTGCATTACAATAGCATATGCTACTTGTGTAAAAAGAAGTCGGAACGCATTGTTTTCTTGTTTATTAAAATCGCCAGAAAAATCAAACCCACCATCTCCTGTAATGATATTCATACTGTTTTTATACATTTCCGCCATGTATTTATAATTCGCAACACTATACAAGTTTCCTGTATTGGTAGCACCATTTTCAATTACAATGTTTTTATACCTTTTAAACAAGTGTTCGCTTTTTTTCCAACCAGGTATATTATAGTCATCATCATTTATTAGAGTGGTGCCGTAATATGTATCATATGGATTTCGCCTCATATATGCCGTCGCTTCAATAAATCCACCGGGTCCTTCTGCCAAATGAAAACTTTTCAAACTATTATAACTGCTTAGTATATTAAAATGTTTGTATATCTCTATTAATTTATAAAAAGCACGAGATACCGGCTTTTCCTTGGCAACTGAATAATTTGCGAATGGCAACGAACTGTGTATAAATTCATATGGATTTGTATATCGTTTCATAATGTCCCAATCTTTATAATTGTCATCAATTAGTTTTTTAGAGTTGTTTAAATATTTATGCAATGACTCACTTAAATAAACAGAAGAAGATGTTTCATTGTGTTCGCTATTCGCAACATTATTTATAAATTTTATCTTTATATCACCTGACTTTAAAATGTGGTTACAATCTGGTAATAAATAATATAACATAAATGTATTCTATAATATCTATTGCTGTAATTTTATATTATTTTATATTATTTTATAATTAAATTGATTACAAAATTATAACATACAACTATAACTACAATGAGCGAATTTATTATAGAACCAGACAACTATTCATTATTTAATGTTGATTTAGTTGATACCTTACCAGAAGATTATCCAGATGAGTTTAAATCATTTTGTGCAGCAAATGAAATAAAACCACCAAAACCATCTTCTTCTACAGGAAAAGCATGGTGTTTAATGACTACATATAAATATAACTATTTTAACAGGGAAGTATGCGAACAAATTAAAGTTAAATTCAATATTAAATCAAACGATATAATACAACAATTTAATAAAGTAAGTCAAAGAGGCGTAAAATCAAGCAGTGACTTACATGATAAAGGAAAATCTTATATTGTGTATCCCTATCAATTATCCAATAAGTATAAAATGAGAAAAAATTTTGAATATTCTGGTTCCGAAGAAGATAAACATAAAGAAATAAATCAAATAAAATCAACTATCAAATCAGACTATATTGATATACCAACTCATTTGTGGCAACTTGGACATAAAAATCCAGAAACAACCGATAGTTCGTCGAAAAACTTGGTGTTACAGCCGCCCATCCAAGCACGATACCGAGATGATTACATCTTTATCGACACATTAACCAAGTTTCCGTGTCCACATAAGTTGTTGAAAATGATAAAAAATAAAGAAATACTATTAACACCCCAGCAAATAGAAAATTATAAAAAAGTATTTGATAATATCTGATAATATGATAATATTTCATTGAATTTATTTGCATGTCAACTATTTACTATTTACTACATCTATCGATACAAATATTATAATATTCCTTATTTATTTCCACACCCAAACATTTTCTATTTGTATTTTTACATGCCAAGGCAGTTGTTCCGCTTCCTAAGAAGGGGTCCACTACAAGTGAATCTTTTTTACTGAATAATCGTATTAAATGTTCCATTAACTCAACTGGCTTTACCGTAATATGAGTGTTGTTTTCTCCTTTTTCACTTTTAGAAGGTTTCGATACCAAGAAATTTTTATCATATGTTTCGTTGTATTCTTCTGTGGTTATTATATTGGCGGGAACCCGGTCACCATTTACTCCTACCTTTTGCGAAAAATCAAGTAATCCAGTTTTAAATTGCAGCTCATTTTTAATAAATGTTAATTTACCTATTGGCTTCATCGCAACACATATTGGTTCAAAGCAAGAACGGATTTGTGGTGTTTTGTAATTTTTATATTCTTCTATCAGTTTGGCTTTTTCTTCTTCTGGTATTTTCATTTTTTTTATAACATGTGATATGGACATGCCTTTGGGCATGCTTTGTGTGTAAGTCCAATTTATCATGTCTCTTATTTCAAATCCCGCAATTTCACAACTCATCGCAATCGCATGATATAACCTTGGTGATGAAAATGACAAGAAATAAGCACCCGGTTTCATTTTTTTAAACAATAACTTCGACAATTCCAAATAATAATCGTATAGTGATTTCACTTGTGATTTATTAAATTTCATACCCTTTGGTAAATGTTTGACATGACTGTTTTTTACATCTTTGTTTACCATATCGGAAGACCATGTATTATCTAGTTTATCTATAAAATACGGTGGGTCTGTAATAACACAATCAATACTATTGTCATTTAATTTATTTAACTCAGCCATACAATCATTATTTAAAATTACAATATTGCCATTTTCGAGCACGGTTTTATCTACGAGTTGGTGTAATTCAGGAGGATGTGAAACTGGAATATGAGGAGGATGAGTAGAAGAAGAAGCAGACTGTATTTGCTTTGAGACAACCTTTAAACAGTCTTCAATCCTTTTCACAATCTCTTTTTTCTTTAATCCTCTTATCTTTTTAATATTATGTTCTTTACAATATTTTTTTAGTTCGGGTAGTTTCATTGACTTATAATTAATTGTTTGATTAATTATTGTATTCATTATTATATTACTATATTAATTTTTAATATAAAAATGATATTATATTATGCTAATTCAATTTTATTGCGGTGGGTTGGGTTGCTATAGGCGCATGGGTTATATTATGTTTATATTAATGTTACATTAATAGTTTGTTGTCAATTATTTTAATTTTATCTTGCGTTTAAGTTTTACCACGCTGCGCTTAACTACTTTTAATTCTGCCTTCATTTTTCTTAATTTTTGCTGACTTTGTATAGATACATCATTGGCCTTTTCCATTTGTATTTTAAATACATTACTGGCATCTACATTTCTGACCTTTTTAAATATAAAGTAATTGTTTAAGAACGACACCTTTTTTTCGTAATCACTCATTTCTAGTGCTGTTCCTATTTTTTTAACATGCAACTGTTTTTTTTCTACTTGATTTTGCATTTTAGCAAATAACCGTTGAAACGAATCAATACCGGTAAATACACCAAATTCTTTACATTCTGTAGGGTCAATTACTTCAAATCCATATAATTCCAATACTTCTTTAAAATAATCAAAGTTCACCAGATATTCTGGAAACATTTTGTTGATGGATTCTTGATATACATCGACCCGTAATCCAACGCCATTCATATCAGATGGAAAAGTTTCATTGGTATACATTTTTTTAATTTCCCATACTTTTTCACCATCTTCCATTATAAATTCGCTTTCTTGATATGATTTACCTTGTAACATATTAAACACTTTTTTACCATCATAACATGTTCCTACAAAATATCCATTTATTTTACAATTTTCAGATATGTTTCTAAGATACTCATTTAATACTTCAATATTTTCAAAGAAGTAATGAGTGGAAAACATATTAGACACTATATCAAATCCATCACGACCTACGCCATGATTTTCATATGCTACTTTACCTAATACACCCTTGTCCTTACTACCTTTTCCAATAACAGCATTCATTAATAATTTACTTTTTGCGTCTATCACACCATCTCCGTTGCGCAAGTTCATACCACTATTGCCATTAATAAACAAACATGTCGGTGCATTTTTATACTTGCCTTTATATGTTAAATATCGTGCACAAGCACCATCTTTTCTATTTTCTAGATTCATTTTCGACAAATCAATACCTAACACAAAGTTTAAATTGCCTTGATGCCATTTATATAAATCACCACCTCTACCAACCGACATATCAATAAGCGTTTCTTTGTTTTTACAAGCATTTGTCAATAACAAGTATTTTACATATTTATTGTGGAAATCACGCAACCCCTGCGTTGTAGTTGTTTTATTGGTTTGTTTATAATACACTTCATTATTTTCCAAATCAAACACTCCTTCACCGCTCATCATTTTCTGCGTAATAGGATTATGAATAGATTTCCATACACCATTCGCTACATGATATGCATTTCCATAATTAGGATTACCGCTGCGATAATCGGCTGTTTTATCGTGTCGAACACGAATGGGCACCCATTGAGCATACTTATCATTTTCTTTTACATATTTAAATTCCACTATGGTTTTGTCTTCAAATGTTTCGCTTTTATCTTCAATAAACATTTCTCCACTAACGAGTGGTATATTACATAAGTGAACATTGAAATCTGGACTGGGTTCTGTAGGAAAGAATGGAACTGGCTTATAAGTTTCTTCATCATAACGGATTTGTTCTGGATAATTTCCATCGATTACATCTTGACAGGGATTCACAAACCCATGTTGACTAATATTAAATCCAACTCGTAATTCTATTGTTTTATACTGCAATATACCAGAGTCAGAAGTCATATTATTTCCATCTTGAAATAAATGATTGATTTCGTCTTTACCCGTTTCTGTTTTTTTGGTAACAACCAAGAAATCAATGGTATTGAATTCGGGTGGTTTCCATTTAAAGCTGTGTTTCCATGTTTTTTTGTGTTCCAATACTCCTAACTTACTGCTACCAACGGATTTATCGATTGGAGTAAATATAAGACCATCGGTTTCATAATCAAACATAGTGCCATTTTCCATACCCAATAACAATTTTTTACATGATTGAAATATACTTACGGATTTGTTTTTATCATAAATGTTTGAATAAAAGGTTTTTGCTTTGATTTTCATAGACGGTTTTTTGTCTTTTATAATGGACACTATATCCATTTTTTTTACAACTTCTTTTAATAACCTTAATCTGGAAATTCCTTTATCATATTTTGTATCATCAAATGTAAGATTATCTATGTATTCAAGTGGATAATACCTTACATCTTCCTTATTTTTAAAGTAAATATCAAAACACATATACAAATTTAAGAAGTTTCCATGCTTATCATGCACAACATGTTCACCATCCAAAACGCTATTGTAATACGCATTATCTTTTGTTAATAGCCCCGTGTATTGAATGTTCATGTTGATATCAATCATATATATTTTGCCTTTTTGTCCAATATATAACAATTTTCTGATACCATCTGCTTTATCCGTTACCGTGTAAGGCGTGTGAATGTTTGGAACATTTAAATCAGTGATATTTGGCGCGGCATTTTCCATTTCTAAGGTGATTGAAGACGGTCCTATAAAGTTTTTTCTATTTTTTCTCATTCGATGTCCTTTATTATCATTAGCAAATAATGACTCGTTTTTGCTATTGCTGGTCATTTTTACGAAATTATATAAAACGGCTTTTTGTTCCGTATAAGAGATTGGAAAATTGGTTTGTTGTAATCCAGATAAAACCAGTTTTATAACACTATTTAACTGTTTTTTTAAGTCTAAATGCGTCATTGGTTTGGCATATGGATTAACCAATTCGATTTCGATTTCATATTGTTCTTCGTTTTTAAAGACATTGGACTTTTGTATGGTAGATTCTGGTATGTATTTTCTATTTCTATAATCCCATTTGGAAGTTTTAACAATACTTAAGTCAAATTTAAGTGGGCTACCAATGCCTTGTTTTTCAAATGTAAATCGTTTTATCAATCGGAATGTTTTTTTTGTGCTATTCCACCTGTCTAACATTTGACTAACTAAAGGATGTGAATTGGTCATTTTTTTTTCTGTTTTATAATTTACACGAAACTCAAAATCCTTACTGTCTAATGGAGTAACTCTTTCACCACCGGTCGTTTCTTTTGCTTTTTTCTGCATAAAAGTTATGTAAGGTTCCGGTTTTTCTAAATTAAACACATTTTTTAAGCAATATTTTTTGATATTCATTAATCCTTTTATTTCAGTTCTAATATTGGACATCCGAAGTCGACCGGTTTGTTCATCTAAAAATTCATTTTGTATATTTAAATGATATTGGCCATTGGGAAATTGACATACATAATTATTTAATTTAAGTTTTTTAATGACATTATCAAAATGTATGCGCGTAATTTTATTTGAGCGATTGGTTCCAAAACGCAATTCTAACTCATCGGTTTGATCTTTTGATAGTGTATAATTTTTTAAATATTCAGTGAAACTGGTTGAAAAGGTTGGTTCGCTCATTAATATATATAAAATATATATAAATTTTAATATAAATTTGTTATTAAAATAATAATAATAAATTTATTATATCAATTTTACATAATCACACAACTACACAATCACACAACTATATACAACCATACAACTATATACAACCATACAACTATATACAACCATACAACTATATACAACCATACAACTACATAATATGTTGTTTAATTTTTTCATATAGTTCGTTTTTCGTATAACTTTTCTTTTCATTTTTCATTGTGTCAATATTCATCAACTTACATATTTCCTTTATTTCACCTACTTTATAACTACCAACCGCTCGCAGTGGTTTGGTGATAGAATCAACGACCCATTTATTTTTTTTTAGTGATTCAATGTTGTCTTTAGTTATCTTTTCTTTAACATATAGACCATACTTATTGTTTCTTTTATTAATCATAATATATTCTGTATTGAAATCATCTATATATTCATAATACATATAGTTGTCAGTGTAAATAACATTGTATTTATGCACCAAGCAAATAAAAACAAACAAACCCAGCCCAATACCATCATCATCTAACAAACACTCCTCTAACTTAGTTCTATTTAGTTTTAATGACTTAAGTAGTAATTTATTGCTTCTAATACAGCTAACATATTCAAACTTTCTATTGATTTCATAGTTATATAAATTATTTTTATTGATTTCATACTCTTGAATGCCATAATGATGTGAAATCCAGCACCAAAACAAAGTATCTTTGCATTCCAATGGTGGATAATAATAATCTGCCTTTCTTTTTGTTATTGTGACAGTGGATTCAGACTGGGTTACACGCGGTGGAGGCTCAACAATACATATATTGTCAATTATATTTTTATTTGTTAGCGAATATTTATTAAGTTTCATCAATAAATCTTCAATATTGTGCTGCGATGTTATATT